TTTGATTCAAGAATACTGTGCTTGGAAAACCATGAAGGTGGTTAACCAATCTAGTGCGATGGAGAGGGTCCCCGTAGCGATCTGCGGGGACGACCTGGTTGCGGCATGGACTGTCCGTCATACTCAAGAGTATCACAGACAGCTCCTGGAAGTGGGACTAGTCGCCAATACATCCAAGGAGTACCGAAGTACTACCGGGGCTGTCTTTGTCGAAAAGCTGTTCCGACTCAAACGATGTTCTCAGACAATGGTTATACCACTGAAGAGACACCGAGTAGAGACGAACAATCTTTGGGAGTGGATCAAGGTTCAGATACCTAACACCGCTACCACGAAGAGGAAAACCGTCTTCTACAAAGTCTTCCAGGTCCAGAGGCCGCTCCTAAGCGCTGTTGTGCAAGCCAAAAGGCACGCACGCAATAGCTCAGGAAAACGAAACAACCAGGACGTCCCGCAGCATTTCACTTTGGGTCCATGCATTGCCGAAGAATCGGACAAGTGCACAGAACCATGGCGAAAAACCGCACTGTTACAGTTTGCTAAGCAAGTACATGCGAAGCTAGTGAACAGTATGGAGCGTTCTGGGGTTCCTCTCCACTTCCCACAATCCTTAGGCGGCTGGGGGTTTCCTGGTAAACAGGGTGCCCCGGTCGCTTTCCGGAAAGCCGCCGCTGTCTCCGCAACGGGGAACACCGAACTTGTCAAGAGGTTTAGTAACATCTTTCTCACGTCCAGTGCTCCCAATCGACTACGGAAACAGCTGAAGGCCGGTCTTAAGTCAATAAGTGACTGTCCAGAGCGGTTCGACAGCACCGAGAAGGTACAAACGAAACCTGTGTTGGATCTACAATCTGAGTTCGTGTCTAGGACACTAGCTTATCATGCAATGGACCCTACAAAGAGCAAGCTTGCAACCAAACGGTATGCGTCAGTGGGAAGTACTGCCAAACGAGTCAGAGACACGGTATACAAACTGGGCAAGATGTGGAAGTCAGTGAAGCCAATAAAGGCATCCAACGCACTATCCATTGCAGCTCGGTATGACACAAGGAAGGTTGACGGTCGATATCTCGACCAACTCCTTATGTTACACGGTGTCTTTGACTCAGTGATCAAAGGGTACTTAGATAGTCCAGAAATAGAGTTCAGACTCACAACTGAGGAGGATCTTTCGAACCAACCCCTTGAGAACAACCCGTCCGCACAGCACTCCGATGACGATAGTGACGATACGCCTGATGGCGCTGCATCGAATCCTCCACCCCAGAAGGGTAGGAGGGTTTCGTCTGCAGCGTCGCAGGACGCCCCAACACAAACGTCGAAAGGAGATGCCGTAGGGCGGATCAGTCTCCGAGATGTGGAGCAGAGCTCTAGACTAGAAGCAATTCTAAGTACCAGACCTCGAGCCATCACAGACTCGACTGAAAACGATCTTTAAGATCGCATGTGGTCTACTAGAGAACACAACATCCAGGCAAGAGGAAAACATGAGATGGTTTCGAGGCCTTCCACAGGGACTCAAGAGTTGGTTGAAGCAGTTCAACGCCCTCGCAAGAACGAAAGTATTTACTCCTATGGAGCAACTAGCGTTCTTTGGAGGCGTAGTCTATGGGGAAGACGACGGCTATCCGAAAAATCCTCAATTCGGGTAACACGGGATCTGTACAACCAGGTTCTAAGGCCCTTATTGGATACTCCGGGCGAC